TACTGTCTTGGCGAGTCTGCTAGGTCAGTCAGTAACGGAAAATTAATCCTAGTTGTCATAGGATAGCAATTTTTCTGCTAAAAAAAAAGGCATCCGTCGATGCCTTTCTTTTATCCCTTGAGTTAAAAAGTGGGATTTACTTCTTATAAATCAGTACTAAGATTAAGCTCCTTTAGATCCGTAAACTGCTCTTGGGTTAGAGAAACCAAATGAATATCTTTCTCTAGCCTTGAAACGCATATTACCAGTATCAAAATCACCTTCCATTGCAGTTGACAAAGGAGTTCTTTCAAAATGTTTAAACCCATCTGGGCAATCAGTTTTGAGGAAGAACGCATCTGTATCTGTCAAGAAGTGATTTACAACATAGCCATCAGGTAACATTCCCATGTTTCTAATAGCATTAATATCGTTATCAGCAGTACTTACTCTACCAGGTGTTTGTAACAGTCTATCAGCAACGAACTGTAGATTTGTAGGAACGATTAATTTCATACCTTGAAGAGCCAAGATCATGTCTCGGTCATCTTTAAAGTTAGCAATATCGATCAACGCCGCTTCTAATGAAGTTTCGTTCAAATCAGCATCAGTGCTTGGTTCGTTTGCAAAAGTTCCGCCACTTGCTAATGGGTGGTCAGTAGCACAAAGCTCCTTACCATCACCACCAGTAAAGCTTGAGTTGAAAGCGTTATTTAATACAGAAGCAGCTTTTACTTGCTTAGTGTGAGCCATACTTCTAGCTAATGCTTTAGTATATCTTGCACCAAGTTTGTCATATAAGTTATCTTCGATAGCTTCTTCAGTCAAAGCAAATGCTAATGCAATTGTTTCGTGAGAGTATCGAGCAGTATATGATTCCATTGCTGTATCAAAATTTACGCCTTGCCCTTCAGTTTTAGTTGGAGCATTTCCGAAACCTACTAGTAATACTTCTTCTTCAAACGCTCTGTCAGAAGATTCAGTATCAAAGATTTCAGCGTGCTCGTTTTCGTACCTATTGTACTCTAAACCGAAAAGGGCGTTTAATCCGGGTTCTAATTCTTTTGCTAATTGTGCTCTAGAAATAGCCATTATTAAACCTCTACGCTAATCCAGCGCCTTTCACACCCATAACGTGGTTTTGGATAACCACGACTACGTTTGTACCAGCACTAGATGTGTCAGAATTTTCAGGATCTTGTGAAATGTCAATAGCCTTCAAAGGTAAAGTTGCTGTAGTAGCACCAGTTGAAGTATCTAATTGCATATTTGAAGTTCCAGTTTGTGTGTCGCCGACAGGTGATGATTCAATGATATCAAAGTTACCAAATAAGTCAGTTACGGGGAAAGCCTCGTCTGACTGGATAGTAAATTCAACCATTGGATCATCGATAATATTAGCAATAATATCACTAGCAGCAATGCTGCCAGGATAACTGTTGCTAAATACTGTGTCACCACTAGTAGGGTCAGTGTAAGAGCAACCATTGAAGACGCCAACAATTGGTACAGTACCAGAAGCAGCATGCCTACCTATAGTTCCGCCAGTGAGTTGTGTTACCAAATCACCTTGAAAAATAGCAGTAGTAGCACCACTTGCAATTCTGTATCTTTGTTGTCCGCCGGTCCACGGTTGTCCACCAACTTTTCTAACTGGGATTAATCCCATTTTAGTAGTTTCGTTTGCCATGTTTATTCGACTTTAAATTCCAAACAATTAATAAATCAGAGGAAACTATTTAGTCCCTCCACCAAATGTAACCTTGCTTTTCCTTTCCCTAGAGATAGGCATTGCAGGGTTTTCTTCACGCATAAGGTCATTGTCCACTGCCGTCATTTGATTTTGTGTGGCTTGACTAAAATACTCAGATCTTTGTTCGACGATTTCCTCGTCTATTTTGCAGAGTATCAAACCACCCACTCCAATGACGCCCGCGTGACGACCATCATCGACGGTTGGATAATCGTAACCAGGAACTTCTTCTGGTTTCACTGGCTCCCAGCCCTCTCGGAATCTTTTGGAAACATTAGTTCGGTCTTCTTGACCTAACGTTTCGGCTCTTATCCATCGGTAGACCGTACCAGCTGGAGGATCACTAGGAACCTCTAACATGGAAGGCGGCTTCCAAGGAGTCTTAGCCTTTTTTGTTTCCCTAGATTCTTCAGCTCTAGGTGCCCTTTTTTCAGTTTTAGTTTCTTTATTCACGATTTCTGTAACCTCGCTTTTTGTATTGCGTAATCTTTAAATGAAACGCCTAAACGTTTCGCTAGTCTTTGCTCGCTTGGAGAGAGCTCCACTCGATTACTTGGTTTGCGTCCAGTCGATGTAGTGCGTGATGGTGAAGCAACGGTTTGGACGGGTTTTGTAGCTTCCACGTTGTTATCAAACTTGTTAGGTATTTCTGACCTAAGTCTGTTATCTAATTCATTGTAATACTCATCTGAGTTTAAATCAAAACCTTCATTAGCTAATTGCTCATGAATAGTAAGGGCCACAGTAGTGGCTACTCGGTCTTGACCGAACCAAGAGTTTTTATTTGCCCATGTCTGAGCTTTCGGAGAAGGCTCTGCATATTCTTGAACTTGTTGTGGTTCTTGAAGTGGGCTTTGAGTTTCTTGATTTACAGTTTGATCATATTCTGCTTCAAACTGGCTTCTTTGTTGAGATGCTTCAATATATTTTTTTTCAGCGATTGCAGTGCTTAATGCTTCAGTAGCTCTAGAAATTGATTCAGCATCATTTGCCTCAACAGCTTGCTTGTGAGCTTGTTTAGCTAAGTCAATAGCAGCATCTGTTTCGCTTTTACGACTATCAAACATAGTCTTTTCAAAAGATTGTTTGGTCGCTTTTAATTTATTATTTTCTTCTTCTAGCTGTTTAGCATATTGCACAGCCATAAGTTCACGACGTTGAAAATCTTTTGCTTGAGCAACAGCTTTGTTAATTCTGTTTTGTGCATAAGCAGCTTTCTTTTCAACTTCGCCTTTGTCTTTGTTTTCTTCTACTACCTTGTCACTGGTTTCAAAGTTTTCTTGAATAGTATCTTCTTCAATAGATTTAAGTTCATCCTTGTTTTCTTCAAGATCAATGAACTTAGTTTCATCAGAAGCTTCTTGATCAGCTCTTCTACCAACTGGTAAAGCAGCTTTCTCTACTTGTTCTTCTGAAATATCTGGTAAAGCATATTCTTGTTCAGCCATAAATCACCTATAAAGTTTTAATATCATCGGGATCATTAATGGTTCCGATTACCTCGTCATCATTAATAATTCTTACTTCGTGATTGTCTTCTAAACGAAAGCGAGCTCCCGCATATCTGCCAATCAATACCCAATCTTTTTCTCTGCACCAAGTCTGACCTTCAAATTTATCTTTATCTTTATACGCGGTAGGGCCTACTTTTAAAACATAGGCAACTACTGTAGCTAAAGATTCTCGATCTAAAGTAGATGTGGTTAAGTGTATGCCACCTTCGGTTACGCCTTTACCTTTGTAAGGTAAAACCAATATACGCCAGCCAGTGGGATTAGGCATTCTTTCTAGTAATGATTTATCTAGCAAGGTAGGATCTAAAACTCTGTCTTCAGTTTTGACATAAGCTTTATCTACATCTGATCTTGCTGCATCTTCTCGCTCTTTTTTTATTTCGTCTGCGATGTGGTTTGGAACTGCTAGTTCGGTCATCGATTAATCCTCTTCTTGCAACACTTCTCTTATTTCTGATTCCATGGAGCGAAGTGCTGTTAACTCTCCAATGTGAAATCTATAATCTTCAACAGATTGTATATTACCTGCACCCAATGTTTCAAGGATATCTTCTTGTCTTTGTCTAATTTTTTTTAATAGCCATTCGGCTAAATTAAGATCTTCTGCCATTAATTTTTATGAATATCTAGTTTTCTTTCTTCTGTTTGACATCACCTTACCACAACCTTTGTGGAATTTTTGTATTAGTTTGCCGTCTTTAGCAAAAGTTTTTACGTTGGTAGGTTTACCACCCGGATTACCAGCTGCACGTTTTCTTTTAACTGCACTACTTCTTTGTGCGGCTGTCATGCTTTTAGCTTTCGATCTGGGTACGCATTTAGGATATTTTCTTTTAGAACCTTTTACTTTAGCTCGACCACACTTTTGAAACTTACCTTTTTTCTTTGGTGCGCCAATATCAACCCAATCGCCTTTAGGTCCTTTACCAAACCATTCTGTTAATCCGCCACTAGGCTTTGCCATGTTTTTTCCTTATTGCTTTTTTTCCTTGTGCAAATATTTTAACTTGTTGAGTTTTTCCTGCAACTTTTGATCGTTGTTCGCCCACGGTTAATATTTGTATCTTTCTAGCAAAAGGTTTTTTTATTTTCTTAACTTTAGCCACAGTTGCTCTCGCATCTGCAGGTGTAGCATATTTAATACCAACGGTATCTTTGGGATTCTCGTCAGTATATAAACGTCTGCCAGAACCTTTAGGTTTCTTGCCAGTACCTTTCTTAGGATCTTTTCTCTTGGTTGGCATTAAGAACTTCTGTAACCGCCACCACGTTTTTTATAAGTTCTAACTAGCCAAGCGTTAGCATAAGCTGAAGGATAAACTTTAAATTTACGTTTAGCTTCTGCTTTTACTCTAGCGTATAAAGCTGGATTGGTTGGTTTAGAACCACCTTTCTTTTTAGCTTTACCACCTTTTTTTAATTTTAAAGCAGTTAAAGATTTAGCTTGACTAGCATGTAACTTGCTAGCTTTTCTTAAACCCTTAACAACTTTTTTTACAGTTTTTTTATTTCTAGTATTTGTAGCCATTTAACACTTCCACCTTCGTCTTGCTTGTCTTAATCTTGAATTAGGATTTTTAGCTGCTTTAGGAAACTTCTTCATTTGTCCAGCTGATCTAGCACAAAATGATTTACGTCTCTTAGCAGCTTTGCTTCCTTTCTTCACCTTGCCAGTTACGGCAGTTTTTAATTTAGAGCCGGGGTTCAGCTTCCTATATTTTCTGACTCCAGCTGCAGTCATACCTGCACCTTTTTTAGTAGGTCTAAAATTCTTTTTATTTTTTGAGGGCATTTTGCCCTTCGGACTTTTTCTAGTAGTTTTTTTAAGTTGTGATCTAGTGATTGCCATAGCTTTTTAAAGTGCTAGGGCCAAGGGGAGAAGATTGAAAACTAGGCCCTAGCGTTTTTAATCTTATCACATTCATTGGTTTCCTCTATTCTTTATCAGCAACTCTGCTTTTTTTATTCTAGTACTAGAATCCAACCTATCACGACCTAAATCGTCTTTCATCTCGGCAATCGTTCTAGAAACATTTAATTTTTCTCTAGCTAATTCCAATTGTTGCATAGCTTGCATAGCATCAAATTGTTGTCTAGCTGCAAATTCTTGGCTCTTACGTTCTACATCTTGAGCCTTAATATCTAATTCTTTATCACGTAAAGCTACTAGTGGGTCTGCTGGTGGTGCTGGTGGGACAAATGCCATATTGATTTGCGACATTAATCCAGCTTGAATTTGTGCTACATCTTTAGCAATTGCTTCATCTATTTTTTGTTGTTGTTGTTGCGCCATCTCTGGTGGCATTTCCATAAGCATTTGTTGTATTTGCACAAACTCTGGGTCTTGCATATTTTGCATGTCCACAATTTCTGCTGCACGTAAAGCTACATGTTGATAAACGTGTGCTTGAATATTAGTCATGATAACAGGTTCAATCATTACTGAACTTGTTTGTGCTAATGAGATATGCACATTAATGTGCGCATCATGATCTTGCCCAGGAAAAGCTTGACAAGGTTGACCTTTAATCAATAAAGCATTTTCACTAGCAGGATCAGTAGGCATTGGCTGTGGTGGTGGGGGCAATAACTGTTCAATATTTTGTACGCCCATCGAAGCATACATTCTACGATATGCTTCATACATTCCTTGCGGCCCGTGAATTTGTGGATTTGAATTTACGACTTGCAATATTTCATTAGCCAACATAACACGTTGACTCATGGAGAAAATGTTTGGATCTGAAACTGGTAGAACATCTACGCGATCATCAAAATCCAATTGCTTAATTACGCTATCACCAGCAGAAGTCATGTAAGGATATTCTGGAGGTAAGTAATCAGCGAATACTTTGGCTAATAAAATAAATTCAAATCTTTGTGAAGAATGCAGTCTTTTATGAATTGCTGACATGACTTTGGTACCACGCTCTAGTAAAGCTACGGTAGTACCAACTGGCATGTTTTGATTAGCATCGCCAATTTGCATTTCAGCTAAGGCTGCAAATTTTCTGCCACTATCTACTAAGGTACCTAGCAGATTAA